TATTCGTCGGCAGCGTCAGATGTGTATAAGAGACAGTCGTACAGCCATACCATATGCATCAAGTAAAGTATTTTGTTTAAGGGTGTTCCCTGTCATGTCGCCAACTATCAGTCCAACACCATCTATATAATCAATAAAATTTGTTGCAGTTTTAGCTGCATTAATAATTTTTTCGTTCTGTAACCCAAAATTTTTAACGGTTCTTTTTTTAAATCTTTCATGCGATTGTTTTACTTTTTCTGCGGCTGTATCATCTGTTGGTGGAGATGTAAGATTTCCAGTAAGCCATGCTTTTCCACCGGAGACGCGTATTTTTACCGTATCCCCAGATTTGCAGTTAATAGCCATCTGCGCAGGGGTTTCATCTGCTCCGCCGTCAATGTGGACATATGCTGTTTTTTCGTCAACCCGAAGGACTTTTGCAACTGTATCGTATGCTTTTGTTTTGCTTTGCTTCATCGCCGAGGCAATCTCTTTTACAAAATCATTCAATGCTTTCCACCTCTTCCTTTGTGCGGCAACCGTGTTCCAGAGATAGTGTTTGTGATGTTATCCTAAATTTCCCAGTAAGGTTATGCCGCGGATAATTTAAAAAGACCACATCGCCTAAAAGAACGTCCTCGAAAAATCGCCGGCTGTACTGTATCGTCCTGGCAGGATTCTGCAATTCTTTTAGTTTTCTAACAGCATAAGCCGCTATGCTTTCCCCGGAGGATAATTCAACGCCTGTTTCCGATTTCCACACTTCCCTACCACGATTTACCGTTGATAAAAAGCTATCTGGACTATCATCCCTTGCAATAGCCGCTCCGTAATCATCGTGTATCGCCATGAAACAATTTGGAGTATCATACCAGTTGAAAGTATCTGTAACATCACATTCCATTATGTCGTTCTTATTTATTCCCACTGTAAGATTGCTAGCATTTGCATTTGCACAGATAACAATACTACCATCACCGTGTATTCGCATCCGCCAGCCAATGGCATCTAATATATGCAGTGCCATTGTGAGCCTTGTTTCCCCATCTTCCGCAACGATGTTATCTGTAGTTATCGGCGATGTTCCCTCGACAAACACAGGGGCAGGGATACAATCATTGAGCAGATTTTTAATCTGTTTTGCTCCGCTACCGGCTGGTGCATAATAACCACGCGGCAGAATCACATCATCTGCCGGCTTGAGAACGGAATAGCAGTCAATGTTGTGGTTTTCCCTAACACCATCAAGCTTTCTTTCCGGGAAGGCGGTCAGGCCAGTAAACAGTGCTACTTTTGCTCCTGCCCCTCCCTGTTTGGCTTGCAGGTAAATACGGACCCAGCACTCACTATCTGTTATCTTTTCTGTCATTGTGACAGAAGCAGATTCCCTTAAATCTGACGTACTGTCCCGGTCAATACTGCCCTCAGTAAATTCAAATTCTTTCTGGTCCGTCCACGTCTTGGGGTCAACCGTCGTTAAAATATATCTTGCCGAAAATCCTTTGCTCCAATCCATCACATCACCTCGTTAGGATGCTCTGCGCTCCACTGCTCTTCCGTCACGGCATCCAGTTCTTCCGAATCCACTTTTTTAATCGTTAATGAGAAATCTGTCCGCATTTTGTTATCGTGGTCTTTTTTCTCCGACACCTGTATATCGCAGGAAAATGACGAGCCGTCTGGCGTCCTAACGTGGCATATTCCAGGATACGTTGCAAGCCGTCTCATTTGCTCAATCATTGCTGGTTCTGTCAGAGATATACTTACTGCATCAATTTTTAAATCACGAGTGACTGCAGGATTCCAGTCACCTTGTACGGAGCCGCCAAGATAAACTGTCCTCTCGAAATCTTTATCCCATGAGTTATCTAAATCAAGGTTATACTGGATTTCGATAGATTCACCGTCAAAATCAATGATTGCCTTTTTATATTCGATGGAAAAATCGCTATATAACCATGCAAACGAACTATCTGACGTTATATAGTCACCGTTGGCGGTTTTATTTACAACCAGTATGCCGCCGTACTCATTTAACGCCGGGTACGGGTCAACATATTTCTGGCCATAAACCCCATTTTCCAGAATCAATTCCGCTCTGTCTACACTCATCCGGTATAGGTCAAATGTATCCCCATCAGCATATGTAGTTGGTTTAGCAACGACAATACTCGCTGTTTTGTTGTCTGCAATCGTATTTACAGTGGCCGTTGGTACTTCCGGCTGATGTTTCCACCGTACAACAAACGGTATCTTTTTTTCTGCCACATGGTCATAAATATCTGTAAATGCAATCTGTATGCTGTACCTTGCACCGTCATCCATCTGCCCGATCAGGTCGCTTAAGCCAATAGCGTAGCTGTCTGTTTCGTTGCCAGTAAAACTAGCAATAATTTCATTGGCAAAATGTTGTTCCTTTAATCCGTCCGGGCGCAGAATATAATAATCCTCGTCCCTGACAATCGTTACTTTTGCTGTGCCAGCAGAATCCCCGAAGGAAGGGACTATTGTTAATGGTAGCTGCTCTAAATAATTTGTTGTACCTTCCGATGATTCTGGTACTGTCTGGTCGCTTGTTTCCGTGGTAACATCGCCAGAATTATATGCAGTTGATTCCGAAACAAGATTTGTTGTCACGCTGTCTATCGCAGGTTTTGCAACAATTTCAACAGCCACAGAATCTGACCATGCCCCTTCCTTGCCTCCTTGTGCCGTAACCATTGCTTTTAAATAATGGATTTCTCCTACATTCCACAGATTGCCCAAAAGACCATTTGCAGTATAGATTTTATTAATGTTTTCAATAGTTTCCGATAATGTCTCCATGCCGGAAGACATCATTAAAACAACGACGTTTCCATCTTTGCCTTTAACTGGCTCATCGTTAACCGCTTCCGCTATTTTTATGCTCGCTTTGCTGTTTCCGGTGTAGCCGACACTGCAAATAACTGTATCGTCCATAGCAAGATAATTTTCTGTCGTTGCAAGCGTAGGAGTCGTTGGGGTCTCGCTCAGAGATACGGAAACCGTATCAGACCAAGGAGATAACACTTCTTCGTCTCCAGACGTGTCTCGCAATCTTACGCGGAAATAATATGTTTTTGCCGATTCCAGAGACCCGATGTGCCACGTTGTTTCCCTGTCCTCCACGTCATAAGTAGTTGGGGCTTCCGTACTAATCCATGCGTCCTCGTGGTCTGCCCACGCAACGGTAGCCGCATCCGCATTTTTCCACGACCAATCCCATGTTAGTTCCACGGTATCAGATGCCACCGCCATTGCAGTTATATTTTTCGGTGGGACTGCAATCTTTCTTGTTTCCGAATAAATCCACCCAGACTGCATGAGAGGGCTAAGTTTGTAGGTGGTGCCAGACGCTCCATTTTGAGGTGTGGAAGTTCCAGTAAAATTTTTGAGCGCAATCTGGTATTCGGTACCGCCGGAAACATCCGGACACGCAACTGTGATTGTCCCCTCTTTGTCGGTAATTGCAATAATACCTTTTTCCTCGTTGCCTATTTTCATCCAGACGGCTGTTTTAGCGTCAGGAACTTCCGTGTTGCGTTCAACGCTATTGATAGTAAGTGTTGTTCCTGTTGCCGATACCGTATCAAATGACGGGGATTTTAAAGCCCCTCGCGCCGCTACTCGTGGCTCGGAATATGCATATTTTTTATCGTGCGTACTTTGCACCCTTGTCCACATAATCTGGTCTTCCGCTATGCCGTCGTCCGTGTTAAAATCTGCCGACACCGTATAATCATGGTACGCAACAGTTACTCCTGTGCTCCATGATGTGCCAGTATACCTCTCTCCGCTTTCCGGCGTGTCTATAGCGTATTGTAACTCCATAGAATCCACAGGGCGGTCCTGCGGCGATGCCTGCACCCAGTTTACCCATACATAGCGGCTAGAGGAGCCTATCTCTTTGCTCCCTGTGCTCTGTATGTTTGGGCGTTCCGGGATGCTGTAATAATGGTACGCATAGCTCCAACCGGAATCTCCGGCACATCCTCTTGATTTTACCCTTACAATACGACAAAATGTCTTATTTTGTGTCGGAGAGCCATCCTCTGTTATCGCCCATGTTCCAGATGCTCCTGTATAGGATGCATTGGTAAAGCGAGCGTTTGCAATGGCGCCATTATAGTTTGTCATTAATGCGGTCTGTACCTGCGTCCTTGCAAAATGCCTTGCATCATTCGCCTCGTATGAGGTACTCCAGGTAAATGTACCTTTATTTGCGTCGGCATCATCAAGGGAATAAGAAACAGAAGGGGCATTTGGTGCATGAATAGCAAATGTTTTTGTGGAACGTGCGGCTGTATAGGTATGCTTTTTATCACTTTTTGTTTTGCCCTTTACCTTAAACTCTATTGCATTTAATAATTTTGATGAGACAGGATAATAATTTTTTGCATCAAGTGCTACTGTTTTTTTTGTTGCTGATTTTCCTACATCTATTTCTTTCCATTTTGTCCAATCCCACTTAGAAGCACCGGCATTTTTTGTATGTAGACGATACCATAGCCACTGTCCATCCTCATATTTTTTCGCCGGTATCTTCCAAGATATTGTAAATTTCAAATTGTCTCTCGATATAGACAGACCGCTGGGAGCAGCAGACTTTTTCTTTTTCTTTGCCATTATGCCATTTTCACCTGCCTTCTAAGCTCACTTGCCATTCTTCTTCCCCATTCTTCTGGGTTATCTGCACCGTTTACAGTTACGTTAATAGTTACATCGTTTTTCGTTCCCTGTGTTGCCTCTTTGATATCGTTCATCAGTCTGCTACGACCGTACAGCATCTCGTCTCCTGCTTCTCCTGCTCCGAACAAGGTGGCATCAGAAAATACATATGGGCTTTCCATGGCTTTTTTATACCAGCTAATGTGGAATGATGGCAGGGAACCCTTTCCCCCAATACCGAACGGAGCCTTTCCGCCGGAAACACTCAGGTGCGGTAAGTTTAGGTGTGGAAGAGACCAGCTAAATTTTAAAGCGCTCTTAAATCGTCCAGGGAAGGTTTTTACAAAGGATACTGCCTTGGTAAAGATGCTCTTTACAGCTGACGGTATCTTAGTAAACGCCCCTTTAACAGCGGATAAAATGCCGTTGCCCCTAAACGCCCCTTTAAATCCGTTTACGGCATTTTTAGCGGTACTCTTCAAAAGAGAAGGAAGATTTTTAATTCCTTTGATTATGCCAGTAACAATATTTTTGCCAAGCGACAGCCAGTTGAATGCCGTAAACACGCTCACAATAGCTGCGATAATTTTCGGCAAATTGGCAATCAATAATGGAATAGCACGAACTAAGCCAATCGCTAAATTTGTTATGATTGTTACTCCTGTTGCAAGGATTTTTGGCGCGTTATCGTTAATAATGCCGGCTAAATTTGTTATAATTGTAGGTACATATGCAATTAGTACAGGGATAGAGTTAATCAGCCCTTGAGCGATATTCTGAATAAGTGTCAGGCCTGCATTTATTAGTTTTCCCGCATTACTTCTCAGTGATTCCGTAAATTGTGCCAACATTGGCAACGCCTGCCCCAAAAAGGTCGGGATGCCTTGAGTCATGCCGCTGGCGATAGTCGTCAGCAAATTAACTCCGACCGATGTAAATACATTTAGCCCCGTGGAAATCGTAGAGGCAAGATTATTTAACAGCTGGCCGACAGCAGTTGTAATACTGCCAGAATTTTGAGTAACGCTCGAAATTAAACCGTTTATGAGGTCGCCGCCGATTTTTGTCAGCCCCGGCAACTGGCCGCTAAAATTAATCGCATCTTGCGCCAGTTTGGAAAGAGCGCCACTTATGCCGCCGGATTCCATCGCCTCAGCTAATCCACTAACTTCGCTTGTTACATCTTTGATGGCACCACGGATAGTGCCCGAAAAAGTATTGTAAAAACCCAGTTCTAAGCCCTCTGTAGCACTAGATAGCAAGGTTATGTCGCCTTTTAAATTGTCTAACTGTGTAGCCGCCTGCTGTGCCGCGGAGCCGGAAGAATCCTGTATTCCTTTCCAAAATTTTTGCACAGTCGCATCACTTGATGCGGTCATTTTGTTAAATGCCTGCAGACCTTGCGTTGTAAAAATTGTAGCAAGAGCGTTATTTTTTTGTTCCGCTGTCATACCCTGTAAAGAGCCATTCAGCTCGTCTACAAGGTCGTTAAAGTCTTTTGCTTCGCCGTTTGTTTCGTAGGCGGATACCTTCAACTGATCTAAGGCTTTTGATGCATCATCAGTCGGAGTGTATAAGTCCGCCATGGCCCTATTTAACGCTGTAGATGCCTCGGACCCTGTCACGTTCTGCTCTGCTAGACGGAGCAGGGAAAGTGTGACACTGTCCGCCGCTTGGCCGTAGTTTTTCGCTGTGGCGGCAGAACCAGAGAAAGCTTCTCCAAGACCTCTTACGTCCGTATTAGCAAGAGTAGCACCCTTTGCCATTAAATCAGCATAATAAGATGCGTTGCCCATCGAGTCGCCAAAGCCCTTTACAGCTCCGGCGGTATACGATGCCGATTCTTCCAGACTCATGGCACCGGCAGAGGCAAGGTTAAGCACTGTCCCGATACCGCTAATCTGCTCATCCGCCGACAAGCCGGCTTGGGCAAGAATGTTCATGCCTTCGGCCGCTTCCGTTGCGGTGTACTTTGTTGTGCGCCCCATTTCCTCGGCCTTGGCTTTGACGTTTTCTATTTTGTCTACGGTTGTACCCATGGTAGCCGCTACCTGAGACATCGCAGTATCAAAATTCATCCCGGAGTCTATTGACGTTTTTGTAAATGCGGCGGCGGCGGCAGAACCAGCCGCCATAGCTGTTTTAGCTACTTTCCCGACCGTTTTAAATGCCCCGCCGATTTTTGATGTGGACGAGCTGGCGTTACCTTCTGCGTCTTTTAAGCCCTTCTTATATGCGGTGTCTTTGATTGCCAGAGTGACAAACAATTCCATTACATTCAAATTATTTCACCACCAATCCGGCTCTTTCAATGACGTCTGCGGCTATTTCTTCGCCAGTCTTTGTTACTGTTTGTTTTTTATTATTATCAATCAAATCAAAAAATGATACATAGAGATATTTCCCACCGAACGCCTGCGAAATGCTTTCGGTTACATATTTCAGCCCATCGGCCATGTATCGCTTGTAAATTAATTCCTCTGTATCGTCTAAAATCTTAGCTTTGACATACAGCAGGAAGCCTTTTACGCTTTTTCCTCTGTATTCTCCTGCGCATCTCCAGAGCGTCCGTCTGTTGCGCCTGTTGACGCTGAGAAAAAAAGCTGACGTACCTCCGGTTCGTTGACAAGGTCAACCATACCTTTGATAACATCCATTAATTTGTGCGTTTTCTTGTATTCCTCAACTGTCTGTAATTCAAACGCCGCCAAGATTCCGATTACATCATCTTTGTGTGTTTTTAACAGTCTAGGGGCTGTTTTAGCGCCCCTGGCAAAGACTTTGATATATTTCTCGCCTTCCCGTGGCACAAGTTCCTGGCACAGGCTGAGTGCATCATCATCATCTGCAATGTTACCGATATGCTCGAGGGAATTCGCAATCGCTTCTAAACCCTGCTCTGCTGTTAATTCTGATAATTTCATGTTTTACCTCCTACGCCGCTTCACCTGTTTTGATATAGACCTCGTAAGGTACTGTCTCTGCGTTCTTAATGCTATAATGTCCTGTGTATTCGAAATCAAAATTTCCTTTGGATTTATCATCTGATTTAATTTTAAATCCGCCCGTTGAGAGGGCGTTCATGATTTTAATCGCGATAAATCCGGCGGAATCCCCGGAATTTTCATCCGAATAGTCACCAATCCACCAGATATCCTTAAAATCTTCTGCCTTTAAATCTGCCCTTGGTGTTACTTTGTTTCCCGCTACGTCTGCCGCCGCCATAAAACTTTTAGCCTGTGCGGTATCCATTGTAACGGCTGTGCCTGATAATTTTACCTCAATAGATTCGATTTCTTTGAGTTCCATCGTGTTTTTGGGTACGTTGTCAATATCTTCCCCAAAATCCGTAAAAGATGGCTCCGCACTAAAACTACAGCCGCCGCTAGTCGCCATAAGAATATTAGTTGCTGTTATGGTGCCCGTTTTCGGCTCAAAAGTCGACGCAATAATACCGGCGTTAATCTGTATTTTTTTAAAAAGGTCAGAAGGTACCTGTGTATACTTCATTTGCTCACCTCGTTAAATAGTTATAAATTGCATAGTTATTACTGTGTATCTGCGTACTGTTGACGAGTCAGCCTCATCGACCAAAGGAGTCCACGGCTGGTCCTGCGACAGAAAAATAAATCCATCATCGCATTTTACCGTAGTGCCTCCTTGCAATCTGTCACTGATTTCTTTTGCTTTTTTGTTTGGGACTGCCTCAGATTCTGTGTGATACCAGACATTTATGGTGCTGGCGGCGGCCGCGCCTGTCCACCAGTTTGCTATAATTGGTTCGTATGTGATAAAAGGAAATGCGGTATCTTCCGGCACCCTGTTAGACGGATATGCAGTTATGCCGAAAGACGACCAAAATTGATACAGTGCCGCTGTTGGAGTCATGACGTTAACTCCCACTTCTCCGCCATGACCTGTGCTATGTCTAAATTAGACGACGCAGGGGTTTCTTTTTCTCCTGCATTTGATGTAACTCTAAAAATTTTTCCGTCTTTTGTTTTTAATACATCATGATAGCTCAGCTTTACTGTTTTAGCTGTAGTGATTGTATATGTTGCTGTTACACCCTCTTTTTCTGCCACTCTGGCAGACATGGAGGTATCTCGGACTATTGCCGCCTGTATTTTAGCGCCCTCGACCCATTCAGTGATAAATCCACCCTCGCCGTCAGAAGTGCGCTTTTTATCCATAAGTATGCAATCTTGTAAAAATTCATTGATTAAACTCATACCATTTTCCTCCATGGGTTCAGGCGCGCCCTAAAGGCATCTTGCCATGTGTAGGTCTCGCCCTTGGAATTTGTTGTCCTGCTGTACGAATAGCCGCCAAATGACTCCGACTGATACGCTCCTAAATTGCCGTTTTTTGTCTGCCACTCGCTGATTTCGTCCACCAGTGACAAAAACGGTTTAGGGATAGCCAGTGGAACCACTACGCCGTCAAACGTCTCCTCCTGTAACGGGGCAGTATCGCCTTTGTGATACTGATAAACCCCGTCATTAAAAATAGAGCCGCTAATTAAATAGTATTGTCCATCCTGCAAAGGGAGACGAATCGCAGTGTCAGAATAACGTAGGTCTTCAGTGCCTGCCATTGCATCTGTATGCGTGTCAAAAAGCCATTCCCCGATTGTTATTTTGCCTGTAATTGCCGCCCCTTTGACCGGGAAGAAATTGTGAATGTGATTCATGATTTCATAAAGCACTCAATCAACCCCTTTTATTTTCCGTTCGAACTTGCTCCCGAAACGGGACTTGATACTCCTGGGATAGTTTCTGTGTTTTCGACAGTAACTACGCAAACACCGTCAAGGTATTCTGCCCACAGCTTCATGCCCATAATGGCGTATGTTTCGCCTGTGGCGTTTGTATAGTTGCCGCCTGCGTGGAATCCAATCAGATTTGTTTCGCCAGATGTTGTGTAGTCCAGGCCAAGTTTTTTAAAATCACTATCGCCGGGATCAATATAATACAAGTCAATATTTTCTACAGGTGTTGCAATAACAGTTTTTGCCGGGATGTAGGCGTCAGGGAGGAGGAACAGTGTAGAGAAACCAAAGAAGTCTTTGATATACTGTAATCCAAACATTGTCTGCACAGTAATCTCTTTATCACCTAACCAGTCGTAAAAATCCATTACATTTGCAAATCCTACGACTTCGGTTACATTTCTGTTCATGCCTGCGAATTTGTTGAGTACAGCACCTTTTGCGATCGCAAGTGCTTTCTGCCATTTCTTCTGCGTACCTTTTAATGTTCCCGTTTTTAAAAATGCGTAAAAATCTTTTAAAACCTTGTTCTGCAGCTCAACCATAAAGGCATCATCTGTCTTTTCGATTGCGACCGTTGCGCCCCATTTTGCCACAGACTCAAGAGTTAAAGATTTAGCGTATTTTTCTACATCAATATCTTCTTTCTTGCTTTCCACAACTTTAAACTGTGTAAAAGGGATTGCCTCACCCTCACCTACGCTTGCGCCGCCCTGTAAAGCTTTATCTTTCATCTGCGCTTCGTAGGTTACTAAGCTGGTGCCCGGCTCTTTTTTGATAGGTTTAAAGATTCCCAAGATAGTTCTCAGCGCATCCCAGTTTTTTTCAAATCGTGTTACAAAATCAATTTCTCTCGCTTTGAGAGCGCTATCTGTATTTAATACAGTGCTAGTGGTTACTCCTGCCATTGTCTACTCCTTTCAAAAACCAAAAAGTTCGTGATTTTCCGCAATCGCTTTCTGACGTTCGCCCGCATCTTTAATTTCCATGATTTCTTTCTTGGTCATTTTCCCCGGTTCTCCTCCCGGTGGATTTGATACGTTAGCGCCTTGAGTCGTTTCGGTTGTAATATAATCGGCATACGATTCTTTGATGCCTTTTTCTACCTCTGTTGCGTTCTCAAATTTCCCGTCAGTTCCGATTTTTAAATTATCAATAGTTTCTTTTGACGCTTTTAATGCAAGGCCAATTACTTTACTGGACACGCCGGAATCTTCAAGCATCTTTTTGTATGCGGCTTCTTTCGCATCGTACGATGCCTTCTTGTCCTGCTCGGCTTTGTAGCTCTCAAAACCTGCGTGTTCTTTCTCATACTTGCCTTTCCAGTCGTCCTTTTCATAGTCCTTCAATTTCTTCTGGAGGTCTGGGACTTTCTCTGCGTCCTCTTTGTATTTACTAATCTCGTTCTTGAGACCCGTAACGGTTGCAGAGTGTTCTTCGATAATCGCGGAAACCTGCTCGTCTGTAAGTGTCATGCTTTTTAAAAAAGCTCTTGTTAATGCCATTTGATTACTCCTTTTCTTTGAGGGATTTCTTTCCCTAAATGACTTTATATGTAAATCACAGTACTTCGTGATTACTTACTAAATAATTTTGCAGCTTTAAGGGATTTCGCCCCAAATTTGCCGTCAATTTTTAATTTACATTTCGACTGGAAAATACTAACTGCACCTTCTGTCTTTTCTCCATATTTGCCGTCAGTTTCTAATTTTGAGCCGATAGCCCAGTTTAAAAACTTCTGCAATTTCTCAATTTCTTCCCTTGTGTTTTTTAATACCGTGATGCCGTCTAAAAACGCATAGTAGCCGCGTGGCGGCAATTTAGGAAATTTCCCGGTGTATTTAACCTTTTTTGTTGTTTCTTCCTTCTGCACCGTCGCCGGGAAGTCGTGATACAAAATATTTAAATCAAACTTGCCGCCGTTGCCGGTTGAAACCTTGGCTGGAAACACGCCAGAGCTAGTATATTGCCACGCCATAAGGTCGGCTACGTTTGTAGGCTTATAAGATTTGTTTGGTGTCGCTTTAAATGCCATGCGGTTATAGCCTTTGTAATAACGTGCAATCCACCAGTTTTTACACTTGACCTTGTTTTTATCAATATGCTCCGAAAAATACGACATCCCGGTGTAAACACCAAATTTATAGCCTCTTGACTCAACGACAGTCTGTGCCGCATTGATAATCTCGGCAATCTTTACTTTGCTTAGCCCTGCCTGCACTTTGTCTTCAATGTCAAACCAAACGCCGTATTTAAAATGCTTCTTACTAATTTTGTCGAGGATGTCGCATACAAGTTCCATGTCTGACTTAGCTTTTGCCACTGTAGTAGCGTATGTGTAGTTATACACGCCCCATGGGATACCTAATTTCTCACACTTTTTATAGTTCTCCTCAAATTTTTTATCTTTGCCTAAATCCTTGCGGATAATCTTAATGATCGCACCATCGCAACCGTATTTCTTTACTTTCTTCCAGTCAATCGTGCCGTTGTATGTAGATACATCAATAATTTTTCTCTGTGTCATTTTCTCACCCTTTCCATCTCAGCACATATAAGATTTTCTGGTTGCTGTTAATAATCCTATGTATCTTTTTGTATGTTCCACCTGCTTTTTTAGTATTTGTACTAGCCTTTCCAGCATCCCACCAGACCATTTTATTGCTCTCGTTTATTCCTGCAAAAATGTTAGTATGTAGGCGATAAAGGCAAATGTCTCCAGGCTTTAATTTACTTTTATAATCCCGCGGCAACTTGTTGACTGTAATCAGTTTGTAGTGTTTTAACATAGCTGTCTTGGTCCCTGTTCCCTTCCAGACGATGTTTCCGCTTTTATTGCAGTAAAACATCTGCCCGGCCTTGAAGATTCCTAACTGCTGTAAGCAATAGCACACGAACGATGCGCAGTTGCTTACCTTTTTCTTCTTTGCGCCCGCCCAGCTATTCGCCACGTTTTGAGAGTATTTAAACTTTTTATCAACAAAATACTCCGCCGTTTCCTTTGCCTTGACGAGCAAAGACAATCTGTCCATTATTCCATCGCTCCTTTTAATTCATCTGCAATGATTGCTGTGTATTCTTTCGCGTAATTTGCCGCCGCCGGTTTTAAATACGGCTGCGCCCTCTGACCGTTTGTGATGTGCCATTGTCCCTTATCGTCCTGATAAGTCCACGGGGTCTTTCTTCCTCCCTTGTAATACACGCCAGTTCCTAGTTCCACATAGGCGGCGTATTCTTCGTTGCTGCCTATTGTTTCCGTGAGATTTTCCAAGTCGGTCCGATGCGTAATGCTGTTTCTTAATGCGCCCGTATCGACCGGGCAAAGGTCTTTTGCGTGCCCTTCTGCGGCGGCTCCTGCCTGTTCTAATGCCCTTGCAAGTGCCATGGTGGTTTTAAGTATTACTTCGTCCACGTGACTCACAACATCAATATCCGCCATTATATTCGCCCCCTTTGCGTTGCTAACCATTCGTAGTAGGTCATGTCTTCTATGACTTCGTTTCTGCCTGTCTCTGGGTTTCTGACGCGTATCATTCGCGGTTGTGCTAGTTCGGCGGGTAGTGCAGTTCTCTGCGTACAGCGGCAGTTATAAACTTCCGCCGGGATTCCACTTGGGTCTCCCGGATACATGAGACCGTTGGAGTAAGCCATGTTAAACGGTACTTCCTCACCGTCTAATGCTCTGTGACTGTCTCGTGTCCTCAAATCCTTTGTCGCTGTCCAATGCTTAACTACATCAATTCCCATCTGATAGGCTTCCTCGTATGCCGCCTGCCTGCCCCCGTTCTGCGCCCCTGTGAACGCTGTGCGGGCATTTCTAATTGCGGCAGTATGATTCACGCCTGTAACGTCTTGGAATCGCCCTGCGAGCTTTTTTATGCTGTCGCCCTGTAAAATTCCTTGCAGTAGTGCATTTTGCAATTTCTTCTTGTTCCAGTGCACATCCTTGCTTTTTAGTACCCTGCGCGGTGGAAGAATCTTCTGCTTTTTGACCGTCAGCCGTTTAACTGTGTGTTCATCAACTAGGTTAAAAGCAATATCTCCAATCTCTTTTATCTGTTTATCAGGTACAAGGGATTTAATCATATATGCCTCAAAGTTATGATTAATGGCAATCACAAGAGGGGTCTTCTCATTGATGTATGCCGCGGCAATCTGGTTTGACTCTGTCAGCCGCCGCGCCATGTCTTCACGGAGTGCCTCCCACCTCTGCCCTCTGCCATACTGATTCATTAGCCATGCTTCAAACTCTTTCTTGGTGTACTTTCCTGCCTGGTATGCCGCATATTCTTTGGCGTACCGTCTGGAAAATTGTTTAAAATAGTTTCTCGCCTTGCCGTCAAGCTCTTTTTCAGCCTGCTTATATACGTCTGTCAGCCGTTTTTCTAGCTTTTGTAACTCCTGCTCTGTCCACTTGTCGGATGGATACATAGTTATTCATCCCCTTCCGGGATATCTTCCGGCGCATCGGGTTCAATCGGCTCCGTGTAGCGGTTATATGATTCTTCGTCTAGCTTTGCCAAAATGTCCGGCACTTCCTCTGGTGCGACAAACGGTAATTTTTTTAGGATGGTTTCTTCGTCCAGATAGTTTGCTGCCTCAAGAATCATATCTGTACGCTCTTTCTCGTTACTGATTCTGTTCCGCTTAAATTGCGGTTCGTCATCAATCCCCGCAAGCTCCAGAATTTTCTCAATCGCATCGCCTACGAAGTACTCAAAATCATCTGCATTGTCGTCTAGCGGCTGGTATGCCGCGTCGATATGGTCGTTTGTTGCCCCGGCGGCTATGGCGTGTACATCCAATGCCCCGAAGTCCTCGTAAATTTCCGACCGCATTTGTGTGAGGAACTCTTTTCTGGCCGTATATGGCGGCTCTTGTGTGTATGCCTGTACCTGACCCTCCTCAGCCTTTGCGATGTGCTGAAACTTTAGGCGGTCTCTAAACTCTGCCAGCTCGTCGTCTGTCATACCGTCAGCGTTGGAAATGAGCCAATACATCTGTGCACAGTCGTCTAAATCATTAGCAAAACCACTTTGTACCGCGTCGTAGGCATCAATCTTCGACTGCATCCCCCTCAGGGTGCTTATGTGCCGCTTGTTGCCAAACATTGGTACAATGGGGAGGCTGCTATAGTTTTCTTCTCCGATAATTTCGGGCTCCAGATTGTTCGCAACCTCAACTCTTTGCCTGTACGCCCGCTTGGGAGCGGTCTCTTTTAATTCTCCAAATTTACTTTCTGCGCTGTAGGTTGTGTAGCCATCCACCTCGTACAGCACGACCTTAAACGGTTTCTGCTCGTCCAGCTGCCAGAATCTTATGCCTGCCATCAGTGCTCCCGTGTCCTCATCCCACATCGGGGCGAACTGTGTAAAAGGAAATTCGTGCACGTGGTCTACATTCCAAAAAAGGAAGGACTGACCGTGAATTAATGCATTGTACGCCGCCTCTTTGATTCTTCTGTCAAACTGTTTGCCCAGTTTGTCCTTGACATTCATGTCGTTAAAAAAGACGCCGTTTCCTAGACTGTACGAACAACGCTGCGTATTTAATTTGTGGAAGAAATTAGAGCATATCTGTGCGTTAGACGAAAAATTATCTATCTTTTTCTGGCCTAGTAGAGTGTAATAAACACGCTGAAATTGCAAGATAGTCTCATTTTCCTGTGCGTCATACTTGTCCGCCTTTAATGCCTCTTTATATGCTCCTGTACTCTCGTGGAATTTTATAAACTGATTTATAAATTGCCCTTTGTCTTTTGCGGCAATGAAATCTTGATATGATAAATACATTTGTCGTCACCCTAGAATTGATTTGTATTGTCTTGTTCGGCTGCGCTTGACGAGTTTTAATGTTTTTACAAGATACCTGATAGCATCCATTGCGTGGTCTGACTGTTTTATAACTGCATCCCTGCCTTTGTCAGCCGCCGTTGGGTCCCAGGCATAGATACCAAACTCCTCGATCGTGTGTGTGCAAGACGGGTCAAACGATAACTTGTCTTGTGTTAGTATCGTCTCAACGTCTGCTATCCCATCGTTAACAGTGTTATCTGCTTTTTTGACCTTGTGCCCTCTACTGCGTAATTCCACGATGAGAGCGGCGGCGGATGGGTCAGCAATGACTAAATCATCTTTCTGCCCGTTTAGCGTATCCTCTAGCCCTTTTACTAGCTCACTGACTGGCTTCATGCGGTTGTTTTCTCTGCCTGAGTAATAGTACTCTTTTATGCAGTGCCAGTTGCCGGTATCCACTCTTTTCTGCCAGATTAAAAAGACGGTGGCGTTTTGCATACCAAAATCGGAGCTAACAATTATATCTCCGCTAGTCTTTGCTTTACAGACGTGCCTTTCCTCTGAAAACATATCGTATACAAGCCCTTCTGCCACTGCCCAGTTGCCCAGTATGTAGCGTTGATACCTGTGCGTGCCGGAGTACTCCTTTATCAGTTCGTCTACTACCGCCGGAGGTAAACAGCCATCGTGTATGTTGTACGCCTGCTGGAATATATCTGCATCGGAATCCAGAAAGCCTTTGAACCAGTGTTTCGGTCCCGCCGGGTTGCACGTCCCATCAAAATGACTGTGCGACGTTCTGAGACGAGATTTTAACATCTCGAAAACTTCTTGGTTCCACGTCGTCACCTCATCGCCATAGGCGTACTCGATTGTTGCCCCCTGTATCCTTGCAACGTGTTTCTTATTGTCGGCACCTAGTGCATATACTTTTTTGCCAAATAGCTGTACTGTGTTGTCACTGCGTATCTCGCCAACTAGCTCTTCTCCCCAAATCTCTCGCATGGGGTCAAGTATGTTACGTTGTAGCGTGCCTCTGGTGTTTCCCAACATCACAGCCAAGCCTAATCCTTTTAGATGTGTCAGGCGTTGAGGGATTACGATTGCGTAGTCAACAAAGGATTTCCCGGAGCCTGTCGCCCCGGTCTTTACGTTCCAACGGCGGTTGCAACCTTGTAGATATTCTGCCTGTTTGCTAGTCAATGGCACTATTGACACCCCCAAGGATTTCAATAGCTTTTGCCAGTGCTTTGTCGCTTGCGCTCTCTGACTGCGGCTTATCTCGCCATTGTTCTGGCTTCCTGTTCTTTAACCAAAATATCTGTGCTGTTGTATCCGGCGCAACGTGCTTTTTTGTAACCTTTCGCTCCGTCATTACTCCGCCTTCGTACTTTTCGCTCGTCTCCTCGTAGCTGTACCCTAACGCCCGTTGTAACAGGCTTTTTTCCACTTGCCTGTCCACAACATCTTTTCCCTTTTTTAAGGTATCGGCTAAAATTGGAAATTTTTTCTTCCATGTATACAAGGTATCTGGGTTAATACCGATGTTTGCTGCGATCTCTTTATCTGTGCATCCATCTCGTGCCCATCCCTCTATTTTTAGCAACCCTTCTTGGGTCAGCCACTCCTGGTATTTACTTATCCCATTTTGGGGTCACCTCCTAAATACAACCATAACCCCGTAATGGATTGTTTACGGGGTTATATGAAAGGAAAGAAAATATGAAAAAAATCGTTTACACCAGTTGCATAGCGCAACTAGATACAAGTATAAGGAATTGCACCTTAACAGCCGCCGGGGTAAGACTAATAAGCGGCTGGTCTCTAAACACTTGTAGACCCGCAACCTGTATGGAACGTAAGGCACCGTGGGATAGGTGTCTTGCGTACTCTCTTTTACGCGGGTGAGAGTTTACACTTTTACCACAAAAAGATGAGGAGGTTATTTCTCACAAAAAGTTACCAGTACTCGTCCGTACAAGTGTATTGTACGACATTTTTTAAGCCATGTTAGACAAACATAAAAAAGAGAGGGAGATAATTCTCCCTCTCTAATATCCCGCATATTTCCCAGCCAAATTGGCGAAAGCACTAAGCCATCTGCGTATAGTCATTTCTGCATATCCAAGCTTATCCGCCGCCCCTGCTATCGTGTATCTATCTTCGAAATATACTAGCTGTACAGCTTTCATTCTGTCCTCACCGTTGTCCATGCCCTCTGTCTGCTTTATCGCCTTGTTAATAGCGTACATCCACAGTGCTGACTGGGCTGTGTTTTCTGCAATCAGTTTGTCTGGGTATTTTTTTACTTGCTTTACTGCGTGTCCGTACCAATCATGTTTCGGGTTACTCATTTTTTATCCTTTCTGCAATAGCTTTTATTACGTTTACGGTTACGCCGTTTCCTGCTTGCTTATATAATTGACTATCAGAATTAACAAACTCTGCTTTTTCAAAATAGTCATCTGTCCAACCTTGCAGCCTAAAGCATTCTTTCGGTGTCAGCCTTCTAACAGCTATGTAGCATTGGTATTTTTCGTACCAGGCTGCATATACGGTCAGCTCTTCTGAAACTTGCACAAAAATCCCTTGATTGCAACTGGTATCTAATGTATTTGCAACATCACGTCCAACTCGCCCTCTTCTTGTTTTACTTCCTGGAAATGATAAATTCACGCTGTCAATTCCCACTCTGCATTCTGCATAACCTTGTTTTGTTGCTTCTTTGACCTCAATCGCGATTCCGTACCGGTCCTGTCCTGTCGGTGTGAACATTGGTTCTCCATCTTCTTTGAACCTTCTTCCGTTCTGACGTTTTTCTGCACGATCCTGTGTAAGAACAGGAATTGCAATCTTTGGATTATTCCCGTGCCCTGCCGAATGGCAATTTGCAATACCATCAGTCGAAAGAATTTTGCCGTCCTGAGATGAGTTTATTTCACCGATAATTTTAATTGCTGTTTTAATTCCCTCTCCTTTATTTGTTGTTAAAGTAGGGCTTAAACCAGTCGAATCATACACATTTCCGTTCATTCCTTTTCCTGACGGATTCACATTGCATACTACTTCGACACTTCTAGGTTCTTTATAATCTCTGCTTGTTAGTGTCGGACAAATATTTTCATATATGCGTGCTTTTCCATCTTGGCCAATACAACTTGTATCAAATAATATGGATACTTTGGGTTCCGTGTTTCCTCCCGGCTTCGTACTGATTGCTGGTGCTAATCCATCGCCACTATAAACTCTATCTCGCTGTGAATTTCTACCATTAAGACAGCCAAAAAGATTTAACGAAACACTATTTTTTCCATCTGTTCCTTCGATAGGAAATATTTTTGCGGTACTTCTCCCTCTAAGATGTCCGATAATGAAGCACCTTTCCCGGTTTTGTGGCACTCCGAAATCTTTGGAGTTGAGCACCTGCCATTCTGCATCATACCCCCCCTGCTCCATTTCAATGAGCAGTCTGGCGAAATCCCATCCTCCATTAACACTAAGCAAATTCTTAACGTTCTCAACGAAAAGGTAAGTGGGTCTATTTTCTTCTTCGAGTTGTCCGATAAGGTACATAACTCTGAAAAACAAGCTTGAACGGTTCCCTTGAAATCCAAGCTGTTTTCCTGCAACGGAGATGTCCTGACATGGGAATCCGAAACACCAGCAATCTGCTCTTGGAATGTCTCCGGCATATACTCTTCTAATGTCATTTGCGTACCACTCTCCATTTCTGTATTCCTCCTTTAGTATTTCTTTTTGTCGCTGTTTCAACGGCATTTCATTTAAACGTTCTCTTTGCTCTGATGTAAGCAGGTGCATTGATGTGTAACTTGCGGTTGCAAATTTATCGAATTCGCAAAACCCGACACATTCATGCCCCGCTAATTCCATGCCTCTGCGGAACCCTCCGATTCCGGCAAAAAAATCAATAAACTTCATTTTCTCTCCTCCTAAATATGCTCATGTGGTTCGACTGGTTCCCAGTGTTTTTTAGCCTCCTGCTCAATCAATCGGTTATATCGCTCCACAAATTCGTCCTCGCTTATTTCGCCCTGCATAAATTTTTCTGATATGCTCACGTAGGCTTTTATTGGTATCCTTTTCAGTCGGTTACACCGCTTCGCAAACTCCTCATCACTTATTTCATCTTTTATGTATTGCTGTGATAAACCCATATATGTATCCGGCTCTATCGCATCTATGTGCTTCTCATCCTCTCCGTCAACAGTAATAAACGCGGCGCCGACAATAGCAACGGGTTTTTGTGCTGCTTTCCATTCCACTTTTTCTTCTACCGTCATTTTCTTCCCTTTCCCCTCCGGAATAAATCCGGAGGAATCAATGGCATATAGCTCCTCATGGAACCGTTAACGTGTTGCTGTAATGTGTATCTATCCTTAACCCCGGAGGGTGTCCAGCTTTAATATCTTACCCAGTCAAACGGCAATTTATTTACTAGCAGGCAAGCCGCGCCCTCCTTTCCTACCGCAAAAAGGCAATTTCGGCAATATTTATGCTCGTTGCAGTACTTCTTGAGTATTTTCGCCGCTTTTCTTGCTTCTGAGTCTCCTGTTTTTTTCATTACGCCACCTCCCTGATCGTGATGCCATACCGTTCAAGCATCAGCTTTCTCTTGATGATGTATTCCGGATTTTTTCTTGTGCGCGGGGATTTTACGTCCTCAACAACAATCTTTCCCTCTTTGTCTGTGTAGCGGAAATCTGCTGTATATGATACGGGGCGTTCTGTAGTGCCATCCTCTCGTTTCTGGCTGCCTATAAGGATGTATCTAGCCTGTCGCTCTAATCCTGTAATTTTCCCCGCTTGTTGCATCGCCGCCAGCTCTAAATAGCGATGTATTTCTCTTTTGCTATCAAACTTCCCATCTTTCGTAAAAATCTTTTTATTTCTAAATTTGTTCACAGGTAATTCCTCCCAAATGTTTTGATAAATTCTTCCCTCGTTCCGTTGTTCTCCTCCCAGTACTTCTGTGCTAGTTCTTTGAGATACCTGTCTAGCGGTCCGTTGGGATTACGATGTACCGCCTCACCACCGTTGGTATGGTGATTCAGGCACAAATAAACTGTAAAACCATACTTTTCGGCTTGTTTTCTGTTGCTACTGCCATATAAGACATGATGCCTATGTAAATTTTGGGTTGTTTTGCAGAAAAAACACTCTTTTTTTGATTGTAGTACGCTATTCATTGCTAGAATCCTCGCTTGTGAAATGATATTCCATTAAATCAGCAATCATTAGGTATTCTTTTGCTATTTTTCCGTTTCGTGTTTCTTTTACCTGTTTTCTAAATCCTTCCAAGTCTCCATGGAAACACCCGCAATTAACCATTATTTTTTTATTTTTGCCCCTATAAAAAGTTGTGCAGCGGAATTCTGTTCCGAAGCCCTGTACTAATGCATAATCTGCATCGCCGGACACCCTTGCATCGCCGGACACCCATGCATTGTCGTACACCCTTGCATTGCCGAACACCCATGCATCGCCGGACACCCTTGCATCGCCGAACACCCATGCATTGTCGTACACCCTTGCATTGTCGTACACCCTTGCATTGCCGAACACCCATGCATTGCCGGACACCCTTGCATCGCCGAACACCCATGCATTGTCGTACACCCTTGCATCGCCGGACACCCATGCATTGTCGTACACCCTTGCATCGCCGGACACCCTTGCATTGTCGGACACCCATGCATTGTCGTACACCTTTGCGTTTCCGAAAACCTTTGCGTTTCCGGACACCTTTGCGTTTCCGAAAACCTCTGCATCGCCGGAAACCCATGCATTGTCGTCTTGCGATACATTTCCCTCTTTCTCTACATATCCTCCAAGTTCTCCAGCTTTCACGTCTCCAAATTCAACCAGTGCTTTAATTCTAAATAACTTTTTTCCAAATGCATTTGTGATAAATTCTGTTGTTAATTCAAATTTTTTCATTTCTCTTCTTCCTTTCTTGGCTTCCATTTTCCTAGTATTTGTTCCAGTTTTCTTGGTGTTAGCGTTTCGATTCCTAAGTCTTCCGCTTCCTGTATTGTTCCTTTGATTAGCTCACTCATTTCCCGGCTGTCGTAGGTATGTGAGCCTCTCATGAGCCTGTAAAACACTACCTCTTTGCCTTTTTCTAGCCGCCGTCCTATCGCAACCGTGTGAACGTCCTCTTTTTTATACATGATGTCGGTTGGAACATTGGTTTTTAAAACCGCTATGTCCCCTTTTATCAGCTCCGGCTGTCCGTATCTGCCTATCATCAAATTTTTGGCTTCTGCCTTGCTCGTGCCGACTTTCTCCGCTATTTTGGTGACCAGAACGTGGAAATAAGCGTTTGCCGACAAGCTTCTTTTCTTGCGGAACGGTTTAATTATTACGGACAGTTTTTCCAACTTTTTCAGTTCGTCCACGCCCTTTATAAACCGCTCCGCCTCGTTGATTTCCAGGGTAACTGTTATCTTTTTGCTAAAATAATCCACCGCTAAGTTTTTTATTTTTCCAGTTAAATCCATGCTATTTCAGTCCTAATTCCTTCATGGCTTCAGCGTATTGTTGCTGTGTCGTCTGATACAGTGATTTTAAACCTCTTTGACTTGCCCATTCTTTAATTTGGGCTTCCGTCATTCCTTTTTTTTGCATCAAATCATAGAGCCGTTTTGCTTCTTTCTCTGTGATAACCTCGTTGCGTTTGTATTCGTCTGTATCCGCGTCTTTCGAGTCGTCCAAAAGAAACAAGCTATTTAACGCGTATTTCCTCGCGTAGCTTGATGCCGCTCCGGTAATTTGTGCCGCGTCCATCTTTGGCTTATTCTCTTCTTCTCTGGCATATGCTGTAGTACAAAAACTGCTCTCGCTTTCTACATCTTTCAAAACTGCTGTCGCTTTTATATAAAATCGGTTGCCCAACATAACGATTTCGTCGCTAATAGACAGTAGTAAACATTCTTCGTCTAACAACGGTTTTACCGCCTCATAGATGTCCTCTAAGCTCCTATAGTTGTATTTGCCAAAGTCACTGTACCTGCTTTTTGGTACCTTTAACTCTGCCTGAATTCTTTGCAACTTTTTGTGAATATCTCCCATCTTTCTTACCTCACTATCACGCTCTTTGAGGTCTCAAGATGTGCCCCCGTGACCTCTTTCCCGGCTTTAATTGCCTTTTTAATCGCTGTCTTGTCTGCCTGCGGCTCTGGAATCCTGATGTATTCCTCTGACAGGCTGCCTAAGTCGTCAATGGTTACGGACTCGCTATTTCTGTATGACACGCTGACTCTTGCCGTCTTGAGCTTTTCACCGTCAAGAGCATGGGACAGATAGTCCTTGCACCTCTGTGTGGCGTTCTCGCAACTTCTACGGCGTTTCGCAAGCTTTTCTTCCTCCTCTTTTATCGCCTTTGCTTCTGCGGCATAATTCTTCACCGCCAGCGCGATTCCCTCCACCTTTTTGTCTCTCTCGATGTTGAGAGCCTCAAGTTTTTCAAGGTCAATAATTTCTCCTGTTTCTTCGTCTACGCAATCCATGATTGCACTGTCAATCTCGTATAGTGTCATTGCTCTAATTCCTCCTCGTATCTCTCATATTCGTTGTAGTTTGCCGCACCTCGTTTGATTGCTTTGTATGCTGTTCTGCACTCATATTCCGCCTCAAGGTGCTGTGTTTTTAAGTACTCTCTAACCGGGTCAAATCCTCGTTCCATTTCCTGTCCCCCATGCCTCTTTAATAGCCTTACTCAGTTCGTTGTAGCCTCTGGCGTATGCCTCTATCTTTTTCATGTCGTTGCTTCTTTCAACGCCCAGTCTAAACAGCTCAAGCAGTCCCTGCGCTACCTCTTTGTCTTTGATATCGACCCTGACTTCCGCCGGAATCACTACTTTCCCTGTCACTTCGTTGTCGTATTCCTTCGCCTGAAATCCGGTTGCATTAATCATCGTATCCATAGCTTAGCCTCTCTTTCTTTCCTGCTATCCAATCCCCTAACGCTCCTTCACATTGTTCCGGGGGATAATTTTTATTATCCTGCTCTAACCGCCCAACTATTTCTCCCAGTGTGGGGAGTTCTGGCACTGTTTCTTTTCGCTCTATCGCTCCCGCCGCCCGTATCATCTCTTGGAGCTTCGGCGGGTACTTGTCTATCTCCTTTTGTGCTTCTAACGCCGCTCTGTAGCTTCTGAGGAAGTTTGACTGTATGACCGTCTGAAAGTCCGCTGAATCTACTACCGCCCAGTCATGGAGCGTCTGTGGCGTTCCTACCGCCTTTTGCAACGTAGGGGGCAGTTTGTCAAACTCCTCTCTGTAGCCGTAAATACCATTACTGCACGCTTTTGCCACTGTTGCCCATGCTTCCTGCTCACTCAGGTAGCTGCTTTCTGCTTTGAGCTTGCTGGCACACTCCAAAATATCTGCTGGTGTCGGTGGGAACTTACCTGTTGTCATGTACATCTGTGCCGCCACGCTTATTGTCTGGTAGTCGTTGTTCTTGCCTACCAGGCGGTACCACATATCTAACGCTGGCTCGTTAGGAATAAACCCCGGAGACGTATAAACGGTCTTTAATGCGGCTACGATTTTAGAGAACTCCGAAATCGTCATACATTCCGCCTCCCTCCTGTTCTTTTTGTGCTGCCCAGTGCTGTATATCGTCATATAGTCGGTTGTTAATGTTGTTCTTCCTGTCATTTCCTGTTTTTACCGCAACAAACTTTTTCCACTCATTATCGAGTGACTGGTCTATAATCTGTTTCATCAGTCCAACATCACCGCCAGATAATTTGTGCAAACTTGTGAGTAACATTTTCATTCCTCTATCTGTCTGGACTGGTTTTCTAACTCTCTTACGCATGGCTAGAAATTCCAAAAACTTATCATTTAGTTCTTCGTCCTCAAAGTACTGTTCTGGTTCTTTCTTTGCGGGCGTGCCTTTATCTTTAGTATTATTACTAGTATTATTATTAGTATTATATATATTAGTATTATTGGTGGTCATTTTGACTATACCCCCATGGTCATTTTGTCTATACCCCATGGTCATTTTGTCTATACCCCCGTGGTCATTTTGACTATACCCTGTGGTCATTTTGTCTATAGGGGTGTCAGCTTTTTCATGAGCCATATAGCGGTTAAATTTCACATCGCTAATCTCCTCTACTCTCTTTTCAACTATTCCTCGGTCTACAAGATTTTCAATGCTTCTCTGTGCAGTTCTTTTTGATACGCCAAGAAATTCGGAAATATATTTCAATGACCCCTTAAATTCTGATTCGCCATCCTGCGAAAAGCCGTAAATAAGGGCATATGTGAGGAGCTCATTCCCCTTTAACTGTAAATCTGATATCATCCAATCCTGAATAACGATGTACGCCATGTCTACCTCCTATCTTGACAAATTGCCAAGTCTTTTGTAAAATCTAGTTATGTTTTATTTGGCAAGAGCTTAATGGTAGGGCTCTTCCTTTTTCACTTCGTGTTCTACGCCGTCTTTATCGGTGTAAAACACTTTGTCATACTCTACACCTTGTTGTCGTCCTAAAAGGGTGTAGAGTAGTCTAGCAACATACTCTGGTCTCGGAGGTTCATTCATTTTTTACTCCTCTCTTTTCGTAAATTCCTGACATTGCAATATTTTATTAATAAAATATTGCTGTCCTTTACCCGTGACTTTAGTTGTCTTGGTGATGATATTTTCACCCGCTCCGTTAATGTGGGAGCCCTCCTTAATTTCAAACAATCCAAGCTCCATACCTTTCTGGGTTGGCATGTTTCTGCCTGACCCACGTTTGAGTAGAAAGCCATTTTCACGCATCCAAGAAAACAATCTTCGTTGCCCGATTTCGATGCCGTTCTGTCTCAGCAGCTTAGCAAGCTCACCAATCAAAATTGAGGTCTGACTTGCTGAAACGGCATCTGCAAACACTTCTTTCGGTCGCATACGCTCAACGTTTTCAAGCAAAACTGCATTGTCAGCTTTTAAAGATTCGATGGTTTTGTCAGCCATTCTCAAAGCTCTTGCAAAAACTTGTTCCGGCGTGTTCCATGCTTTTTCTAAGTCGATGAAATACTGACGAATCAGTTTCCCTTTTTCTGTTCTGGACATTAAACAAATGTGTTTTGCCATATCTACAGATAACTTGTAATCGTGTAAGTCTCTAATCTGTACCCCGCCGTTGTTCTGAACCTCCGTACTCACAAGTACGCTGGTGAAATCTTCGTTTTCAGCAAACCCTTGCGAATTTACTTCAAACCACGCTGAAAATCTTTTGCTTACGCCAAGGGCACCATGTAAATCTCTTGCAGAGACAGTTGGTTGCTCTGTATCGTAGTTGACAGGAATTAAATTCTCCATCTAGTCACCTTCCTTCTGTTCTTCACGTTCCTGCTTCTTATTGCTCGCCATCGCTTCACCCATGCCAAGCAAGTAGCCTTTATTAAATTCAGACATATTAGGAATAGCTTTTGTTATAGCTTCAAGAATCTGTTTTTCTTTTTCTGACATTTTTCAACACCTCTCTTTCTCGACCTGCCATCATCAGTACCGGGAGGTCGTCTCCGGTAGACGGTCATTTCTGACCGTTTCGGCTATTCAACAATTATAAATAAATGATTCCCACAATTTATGGAACTTTTTACAACTTTCATATTGTCAACTTCTCTTTTAAAATCCTTCATTGTGTCACAAGGTTCCATATACCCTCCAAGGCTTCCGGCGTATATTGCTATGTCTTCTGTATTAGGGTTAATAATAATTAACCCCTCTACTTCATCGTGTGCCATGTGTCCTTTGATAACGTTTTTTACCGTCTTCATTTTGTTTTCCCTCCTGTGTGATTGTTTTGTGTTTTGTTCTTATGCCGCATAATTATATACCCTTATAGGACATTTGTCAAGTATGTTTTTGTTCTTTTTGAACACTTTGTTCTTATGCCACAATTTTATATTGCTTTTTACATTTCGATGCGATATAATTAATATCGGAAAGAGGGTGAATAAATGAAAGAGCGATTAAAAAAACTAAGGAAAACGCTAGACTTAACTCAACAGGAATTTGCTGACAAATTAAAAGTACCTAGAAACACTATAGGCGGCTACGAGGTTGGGAAAAGTAATCCTAGTGATGCCGCTGTAAATAATATCTGTAACATATTTAACGTCAATGAAGATTGGCTACGAACTGGAAACGGTGAAATGTTTATCGAATTAACAAGAGATGAACAGATAGAAAACTTTGTCGGTGATGTACTGAAAAGCGAGGAAGATTCTTTTAAAAAGAAATTTATTTCGATGCTTTCGGCGTTAGATGAATCCGACTGGGAAGTTCTTCAAAAGATGGTGGAGCTAATGCAAGAAAACAAAAAGGGCTGATTATTTCAGCCCCAGTAAAGCCTTGATGTGTACGTAGATGAGCCGCAAACAACGCTCATCTGCCATATCAAGCATTTTAACAATTTCTTTCTTGTAATCCATGCAACCCCTGTCTCTTATACACATCTCCGAGCCCACGAGACTAGCGCTCATCTCG